ATCGATGCGGTGTTGTACCCCATCGGCGCCGGGCCGGAAAACGACGCGATCCTGGCCGAAGCCATCAAGCGCTTGGCCGCATGGATCAACCCGCGCAAACGTCTGGCCTTGGAAGTTGCCCGTTCCGGAGTAGACGCACAGTTGCATATCAGCGGCGTCGGCCGGGTTGAGCTTAAAGACTGGGTCGATCTGAAACCTACTAAGTACCAGGCGGCGTATTGCACGGGCTTCAGCGTGGTTTTAGGAGGATGACATGAGCAGCTTGCTACCTCTGAACAGTACGCAGTTTGAGCGCGCCATTGAAGCTGCGCTAACCGAAAAGACCGAGATACCGTTGCGCACGCTGTACAACCCGGACACCTGCCCGACGCACTTGCTGCCTTGGTTGGCGTGGACTTGGTCCGTCGACCGCTGGGACACCCGCTGGCCGGAAGCGGTCAAGCGTTCAGCTATTCGCTCCGCGTTTTACGTGCATGCCCACAAAGGCACCATCGGCGCGTTGCGCCGCGTGGTTGAGCCGCTGGGCTACCTGATAGAGGTTTTGGAGTGGTGGCAGACCACGCCCAAGGGTATGCCCGGCACATTCGCGCTGAAGGTTGGCGTGTTGGACACCGGCATCACTGAAGAGATGTACCTAGAACTGGAGCGGCTGGTGGATGACGCCAAGCCAGTCAGTCGTAAGTTGACGGGGCTGGCAATCAGCCTCGAAACCCTAGGCGCTTTGAACGTTGGTGTCGCCCTGTATGAAGGCGATGAAATCAACGTCTATCCACCGATGCAGCGTGATATCGAAGTCACCGGCTGCATTGGCGCGTCAGGACGTGAACACAGCATCGACACCCTGGATGTGTACCCATGATTGATCTCAATTCACAGTTTTTCGCGATCCTCACCAAGGTGGGCGAGGCAAAACAAGCCAACGCTGATGCGTTGGGTATCCCTTGGAATATTTCTCAAATGGGCGTGGGAGATGCACACGGTACTGACCCTATCCCGGATCGTTTGCAGACCAAGCTGATCAATGAGCGCCGCCGCGCGCCGCTCAATCAATTGATGATTGATCCGCTCAATCCCTCGGTGCTGATCGCCGAGCAGGTAATCCCTGCGGATGTCGGCGGTTGGTGGGTGCGGGAGATCGGTCTCTACGACGCAGACGGCGACCTGGTAGCGGTCGCCAACTGTGCGCCGAGCTTCAAGCCGTTGCTGTCGCAGGGCTCTGGCCGCACGCAGATCGTGCGGATGAACTTCATTATTTCCAGCCTCACAAACGTGGTGCTGAAGATTGACCCTGCCATTGTGCTGGCGACGCGGGAGTACGTGGATCGCTCGATTGACGTGGTGTTGCCGGCCAACAAAATCGCTGGCACTTACACGCAAGTCACGATTGATAAGCGCGGAATCGTTGTTTCTGGTGCGAACCCGACGACGCTGGACGGCTACGGCATCACCGATGCTTTACGCGTTGGCACACCGAGTGACCAGCATCCAAGCCTTTTTGCTGATCGTACAGGTGGAGATACAGGCAACGGCATTGGCGGGGCGCTGGAGATACGTGAAGCGCAGCTGAAGGAGGGCGCGAGTCAAGCTTTTGAATATGCGCCGCGTATCATGTTCCACTGGAAAACCGTGGCTGCCAGGGCTTTGGCGATGGGGGCTGGCGGTGGGCTTTTTTGGGGCGGGCAGCAGGTTTTCACCGCTGCTGATTTCAATCCAACGAACAAGGCGGACAAGGCCATTACTTTGGCCGGATATGGGATTCAGGACGCCTACACGAAGGTCGAAACAAATACTCTTTTGGGCGGCAAGGCGCCTCTGGCTAGCCCAACGTTTACTGGCAACGTCAACGTTCCGACTCCGGCGGTTGGAAGTAATAACAAGCAAGCAGCCAACACTGAATATGTGGCTGCTGCAGTCGCCGCATTGGTTGATGCTGCGCCCGGAGCCCTGGACACGCTGGCAGAGCTGGCCAAGGCACTGGGCAATGATCCCAACTTTGCGACGACCATCACCAACGAACTTGCCAAGAAGCTGAAGCCCGGTGACTTTGGTGTCGGTGGGAATGCCGTCGACTTTCCTGATAACAACCTCAGTAACTCGATAGCGCCGTCTGGTCTGTATCGAACGTCAGCAGGAGGTCTCAATGCTCCTCCCGGCGTGACCCTACAAGGGTCTTTGGTACGTCAGGAGATTTGGCAGAACGGAGTTGTTCAGCAGACGTTCGGCGAGCACATCACCGGACGCTTATGGCGTCGCGCCTGTAATGCTGGCGCATGGTCACCATGGGCGGAGGTTGTGATTGGCATAGAGGGCGCGATTATGGCGTTTGCCATGTCTACGCCGCCTCCCGGATGGATCATTTGCAATGGTTACGCGCTGTCGCGAACTACGTACGCGGCTCTGTTTGCAAAAATCGGCACAACCTACGGTGCGGGCGACGGGGCCACAACCTTCAACATTCCGGATGCGCGAGGGAAATTCGTGCGTGCTGCTGACCTTAACAGTGGCATCGACCCAGGTCGCGTTCTGGGCACTGATCAAATGGACGGCTTCCCGGATCACGGCCACGTAAACACGCTGCATACGGCAAATGGTCCACCCGGTGGCGGTGGTGAATTCGTCGGTTCTGGTGGGGCTCCGGGCTCAATTCAGGTTTCCGGACGGGTATTGGGAGCTGTGCCACTAGCCGGAGGTTCAATCAGAACAGCCAACGAAACGCGGCCTAGAAACTTGGCCTTTCTTGTTTGCATAAAATACTGAGGTTCGCCATGTCAGACGAAATTGTTATCTACCATGCTGACGAATTGACTGGTGAATTCATCGGCACAGGCCGCGCAGACCCTGACCCGTTGGAGCCTGGCAATTGGCTTATCCCTGCTCGGGCTTATCGCGACCGACCACCTGAGCCAGGTGCAAACCAAGCTGCTGTTCGCACCGTTAAAGGTTGGGAACTTGTCCCGGATTATCGCGGGCTGATCTACAGCATCGATACCGGTACTTCCTTACAACATGACGGTCTCGGCGATGTGCCATATGGTTTTACCACTCAACCGTGCCCTGGTCCCGACTATGTCTGGATAGATGGAAACTGGGTGCTAGATGAGGCTGCTCAGGCGCGCCGGGAAAGAGTTTCAGAGCGCGCATGGCGCGACAGTGAAGTCGAAAGCATTGAGTGGCTGCGAGATCGTCATCGTGATGAAGAGGATCTTGGCATTTCCCATACATTGACTGCCGGCCAGTTCACTCAGCTCCTTGCCTATATGCAGGCGCTACGTGACTGGCCTCAAGCTGTTGAGTTTCCCGCCGTCGAACATCGCCCTGTAGCGCCGTCTTGGATTGTCGAAGTAACCACATAGGCCCACAGCAGATTTGAATGGTTCGGTGATCAGTCAATTCCGACCGTTCTAATTCAAGAACTGAATCGCCCTTACAACCTCGCTTTGCGGGGTTTTGTCGTTTTTGGAGAGTCCCTTTATGAGTGGAAGTGGTTTTTTTCACGGCGTCACCGTGACCAACGTCGACACCGGTACGCGGCCTATCGCCGTGCCGTCATCGTCGATCATCGGTCTGTGCGACACCTTCACCCCTGGCCCAAACGCCAGTGCATTGCCCAACCAACTGGTGCTGATCACTCGCGAAAGCGAGGCCGTCGCCGCCTGGGGCGCAGACGCGGCGATCACTAGGGCGGTCCAGGCTATCTATGTACGCTCAAAGGCCGTGATCGTTGCCTGCGGCGTGGAGAAAGTGGCGGACGCCGCCGCGCAAACCTCGGCCATTATTGGCGGCGTCCTGGCGAATGGTACGCGTACCGGCATGCAGGCGTTGCTCGATGGCAAGAGCCGCTTCAACGCACAACCTCGGTTGCTCGCCGCACCCAAGCACACCGCCACCCTGGCAACTGCGACGGCGCTGGTGGCACTCAGTGACAAACTGCGTGCCATGGCAATCATCGACGGCCCGAACACCACCGACGAAGCGGCCATGGAGTACCGCGAGAACTTCGGCAGCAAGCGCGTGTTTCTCGTCGACCCTGGTGTGAAGTTCTGGGACACCGCGCTCAGTGCCACCATTGATGCGCCAAGTTCTGCGTGGGTCGCCGGGCTCTTTGCCTGGACCGATTCGGAGTACGGCTTCTGGGCCTCTCCGTCGAACAAAGAGTTTGTCGGTATCACCGGTACTGGGCGTCCTATCGAGTTCTTGGACGGCGACGAAACCTGCCGCGCCAACCTGCTCAACAACGCGCAGATCACCACCATCATCCGTGATGACGGCTACCGCCTGTGGGGCAACCGCACTTGCTCCAGCGATCCGAAGTGGGCGTTCGTCACCCGCGTGCGGACCATGGACATCGTTATGGACGCGATCCTCTACGGCCACAAATGGGCGGTGGACCGCTCAATCACCAAGACCTACGTCAGCGACGTCACCAACGGCCTGCAGGCGTTTATGCGTGACCTGAAAAATCAGGGCGCGGTCATCAACTTCGAGGTGTTCGCCGACCCAGAGTTGAACACGGCCAGTCAGCTGGAGCAGGGCAAGGTGTTCTGGAACATCCGCTTCACCGACGTGCCGCCGGCAGAAAACCCCAACTTTCGGGTCGAGGTCACCAACCAGTGGCTGACCGAAGTCCTCGATACCAACGCATAAAGGAGAGCCGCCGATGGTTCCGCAAACGCTTTACAACATGGCTGCCCATATCGATGGCGTCAGCTTTGCCGGGGACATCACCTCGGTGACGCTCCCCAAGTTGACCTTGAAGACCGACGAGTTCCGGGCCGCTGGCATGGATGCCCCCATCGAGATGGATCAGGGTATGGAAAAGCTGGAGGCCAGCTTTGCCGGCAAAGGCGTACGCGCTGAAGCCCTGAAGTTTTATGGCTTGGCAGACCAGACCGCGTTCAACGCGGTATTCCGTGGCTCATTCAAAGGCCAGAAGGGCGCAACCACCGGCGTGATCGCGACCGTGCGCGGCATGCTCAAGGAGATTGATGGTGGCGACTGGAAGCCGGGTGATGCGGCCGAGTTCAAGTACGCCGTGGCCTGCAGCTACTACAAGCTCGAAGTGGCCGGCCGGCTGATGTACGAAATCGATCCAGTCAACTGCGTGCGTGTTATCAACGGTGTGGATCAACTCGCCAGTGTCCGTCGCGACCTGGGCCTGTAACGGAAACGTTTCCCATGAAAAAGCTGAAAAAACTCAACACGCTTCCGGCCTGGCTGACGCTTGATCTTGATAGCGCCACGGTCACGCTGACGCGCCCCTATGACATCAATGGCGGCAAGGTCGATCAGTTGACTCTGCG